TCAAGATAGCGGGCGACTTGTCCGGGAACTTTGCGAAATCGTTCAAGACCGCGAACGATGCCGTCAAGAATTTTTCCGGCAACATAAACAAGATGAACAAGGCCGCCGCCGACGTTTCGTCGATGGTGAAATTAAAGCAGGAAATCGGCGCGAATGCTCGTTCCTACTTACAGGCAAAGCAAAAGGTAGCTGAACTAGGTCGGCAAATTTCCGCAACAAAGAACCCATCGAAAGAACTTGTCGCGGAGTTCAACCGCCAACAAGCGGCAATGCAAAAGTTGCGTTCCGCGATTGAACGGCAACGCGCATCGTTGAAGCAGCTAGAAAGCCAAAACGGGCTTGCTGGTGCGAGCCTTAAAACGTTGATTGCAAGGGAAAAGGAACTTGCACGTAATGCCGAACGTGTCGCAAAAGCGCAAGACGCTCAAGCACGGGCGGCGGGGGCAATTAGCAAGAACAATGCCACTATATCAAGCACGGCCCCTTATGCAAGCGGTGTCGGCATGGCGATGGGTGCAGGTCTTACAAAGTCTATTTCCATCGGTGCGGCATTTGAAAGCGACATGGCGAAAGTCGCCGCCGTTTCCCGTGCGAGCGATGAAGAATTAAAGACGCTAACCGCAACGGCGCGTCAACTTGGAGCCGAAACGCAATGGAGCGCAAGCGAAGCGGCGCAAGGTATGCAGTATTTGGCGATGGCTGGTTTCAAGACAAACGATATTGTCAAGACTATGCCCGGAATGCTGAACCTTGCTAGTGCGGGAGCCATCGACCTTGCTTCGGCTTCGGATATTGCGTCGAATATCTTGACGGGTTTCGGCTTGAGCGCAAGCGACATGAACCGCGTGGGCGACATTCTGACGAATACGTTTACACAAAGTAACACGACCCTTGAAGGCTTGGGCCAAACCATGAAATACGCGGCCCCGGTCGCAAAGGCGATGGGCGTTTCCATCGAAGAAGCGGCGGCAATGGCTGGTAAATTGGGAGATGCAGGTATTCAAGGCGAAATGGCGGGTACAACTTTGCGTTCCGTCATGCTTCGACTATCGGCACCTACCGATCAAGCAGCAGCGGCCCTCGATGCCCTTGGCGTAAAGACTACGGATTCGAACGGAAAGATGAAATCATTCCCGGCAATCTTGAAGGAATTGAACGCAGCGATGGACGGCATGAGCGAAAGCGCGAAGGCGAATTTCACGAAGACTATTTTCGAGACGGAAGCCATGAGCGGTGCGCTTGTCCTCATGGAACAGGCGGGGAGCGGTGCGCTTGATTCGTTTGTCGGAAGCGTGAAGGAAGTCGGGAGTGCCGAAAAAGTTGCAAGAAAGCAGATTGACAACCTCAAAGGCGACGTGACTATCCTAAATTCCGCCATGCAGGAAATTGCATTGAAGATTTACGATTCGGTTGCTCCCGCCTTGCGTGACTTTGCACAAAAGGCGACCGAAGTCGTGACGAAAATCGGTGCTTGGGCCGCTGAAAATCCGGGTCTTGTGCAGAAAATTGTGGCCGTTGCTGGTGCAATTGCGGCATTTACGGCGGCGGCGTTGCCAATGGTGGCGGTTCTCAAGACGGCGCAGTTCGTGTTCGCACTAATCAAGGCCCCAATTTTGGCGGTTCGCGCTGCAATTATGGCGGTGCGCATGGGGTGGCTACTCTATAAAGGGGCGGTCGTTGCTGGAACGGTCGTGACGAAGGGCGCACGGGCCGCACAAATTGCGTTCGCGGCGGCTGCAAAGGTCATGGCGGCGGCTCAATGGGCGTTGAATGCGGCCATGAGCGCAAACCCTATCGGGCTTGTTATCGCTGCAATTGCGGCACTAATCGCAATAGGCGTTTTACTTTATCGAAATTGGGACATTATACGCGAAAAGGTGCTTGCATTGTGGGGGTCATTCTCCGAAAAGTTCCCCGCGATTGCAGAAATTGTGCGTAATTACATCGGACAAGTTATTGAAATTTGGAACAAGGTGAAGAAAACATTTTCCAGCATTATAGACTTTGTTAAAAACGTCTTTGCTGGCGATTGGAAGGCTGCTTGGGAAAGCATCAAGGATGCCTTCGGCAATGCGTTTGGCGCACTTGTTGGCCTTGTGAAGTTGCCGTTCAACACCATTATTTCGATGGTGAACGGCGTCACGGGTTCTATTAACAAGGCCCTTTCAAAAGTGAAAGTTCCCGATTGGGTCCCGGTGCTCGGCGGCAAGTCCATTGATTTTCGCATCCCTCAAATCCCGCAACTTGCGGAAGGCGGTATCGCGACGCGCTCGACTATTGCGAATATTGGCGAAGGCAGCGAACCCGAAGCCGTCTTGCCGTTGTCGAAACTGTCATCAATGCTTGGCGGTGTTACGGGCGGCGGAAACATTACCGTTTCGTTCTCGCCCACCATCAACGTTTCGGGCGGCAGCGGTGACGTGTATGCCGAAGTAAGGCGTGGCCTTGAAGCAGGGCGAACAGACCTTGAACGCAGTATCGAAAAACTCATGGCGAATAACCGCCGACTTTCGTTTGCATAAGGGGGCCTAAATGAGAACTATCCGAACCATACAGGGCGACACATGGGACAAGATTTCCCTACGTGTTTACGGCTCCGAAAACTTCATGGACAAACTTATCGCGGCGAACATGGACCACCGCAAAAAGATTATATTTAATTCCGGGGACGTTGTGAACGTTCCCGAAATCGACACCGAAGCGGCCCTTGTGAACAAGAGTTTGCCGCCGTGGAAACTTTGAGAAAAGGATGTGAAGGAAGATGGCGCAAACGCTTGAAACAGTGCTGGGGCTTTACTTTACCGAAGCCGAAAAAGACGTTTGGGAGGAAATCGCCCCGGACCTTCTTTCCTTTTCGTTCTCGGATTCCGAAACGAACGAAGCCGATAGCTTGTCCATAACGCTCAAGGACGAAACGGGCAAGTGGGCGCAGCGGTGGAACCCCGATCCCGGCGAACGTGTGAAGGCATACATCAAGCAGAAAGTCAATGGTAAAATTTCCGGGACCTTGAATTGCGGAAAGTTCTTTGTCGATACGATGAAGGTGCAGGGTGCCCCGCGCATATTCGAAATGGGCGCGGTTTCCGTTCCGCTGAACAAGCCTATTAGAAAGCGCATCAAGTCGAAGGCGTGGGAAAAGACCACTCTCAAGACGATTGCGTCCGCCATTGCTGACGAAGCGAAAATAAAGTTGCATTGGGATTCCGAAAGCGACCCGGAATATGACCGGGTTGACCAAAAAAAAGAAAGCGACTTGAAGATGATTTCAAGGCTTTGCGACGAAGCGGGTCTCTCGCTGAAAGTTACCGATGACAAGTTAGTAATTTTTGACCAACATTCCTACGAGAGCAAGAAGCCCATAAAGACGATTACTTTGGGCGAAAGTCCGGTGCTCAACTATTCCTTTGAAACCTGCCAATCGGACCTCTACAAGTCCGTTACCGTTTCTTACAGAAGCCCGAAGAAGAAGAAGAAGGGCAAGGCGGGCGGCTATACGTTCGACCTCAATACGGGCCGCAAGGTTACAAAGAAAAAGACGAGCAACCCCGCCGTTTTCACGTACACGGCGACGGACCCGGCGGCGGACGAGAACGGGCAGGAATACTACTTGAAATCCCGCTGCACGTCCATTGACGAAGCGAAGCGCAAGGCGACCGCGATGCTCCGCAAACTGAACCGCCGTGGCGTCACGGGCGACATGACCGTTATCGGTGACGTGGACCTTGTGGCGGGTGCGGTCGTTACCGTCAAGGGGTTCGGAATCTTTGACGGAAACTTTATCATTGGCAACGCAAAGCATGATTACGGATCAAACGGCTATATAACTTCTATTCAGTTGCGCCGGGTGCAGAAGGGGTATTGATTATGAGTATGTTCGGAGACGATTTCAGACAAAACGAGGACGCGACTAATTGGATTCGCATAGGTGAAGTTTCTTCCGTTGACCCGAAAAAATGCACGGCCCGCGTTGTTTTCGATGACGAAGACGGCTTTGTTTCAAATGACTTGCCCGTTATCCAGCGGAATACGCAAGACGTAAAGGACTATTGGTTGCCCGCCGTGGGCGAGGACGTACTTTGTCTATTCTTGCCTTGCGGCGAAGAAGACGGTTTTATTCTCGGCTCTTTCTATGCTGACGAAATCGAGCCGCCCGTAAGTAGCGAGACGAAACGTTATTTGGAGTTCCCGGATGGAGCAAAATTTGAGTACGATTGGAAAGAGAGCAAGTTGAGTGCCGTTATAGGTGACACACAAATAGAAGCGACTGAAAATTCAGTGCAGTTTACCGGGGCTTCGAAAGTAAAAGTCTCGGTTCCCGACATTGAATTTGTAGGTAACTTGAAAGTTGAAGGTGACATTACGACAACGGGCGGCGTGGATGCGGACGGCGAAGTTACCGCCATGAAGAAAACGACGAACGTCAAGCTATCTACTCACATGCACGCAACCGCAGCACCGGGGAACCCAAGCCCGCCTACACCGGGAACGTAAGGAGGTTTATCATGGCTTTTGGAGTTATCGGAATGTTCGGTGCTCTGCCGTTCTATTGTTCGCAAGAATCGGTTCTTACCTTTAAGGACTTGTCGCGCACGGGTAAGATGCGCTTTGCAAAGCATGACGTTATCGGTAAGAAACCCGTGCTCGAAAAGATAGGCGAGGACTTGCGCACCGTATCTTTTTCTATGCGGCTCGATTCGTCACTTTTGCACGTTCCCGTCGCGGCTGCAATTCTTCTTTATACAAAGTTGCTGGAGCAGGGCGAAGCGCACACGCTTATCATTGGTGGCGAGATCATGGGTAAATATGTTATTGAAAGTATCGAAGAAAATCGAA